TAAACATGACATTTTTAAATTCTTTGTTTGATACCAAACCACGACCTCGCGCGATTCTAAGTACGATAATTGAGTGAGCCGTTTCTTTCGGCCCGATTCTTGGTACTATCTTTACAAACTTATCAAAAATCTCAGTCTGTATCTGCTCTTGAGTCAAATCATCGTGAGACAATGGATCTTTATCAGTATAATATAAAAGCTTAAGTAAATTTTGATTAGCTAACAATCTTTTAATTATATATTGTGCATTAATTCCAATATCCGCACAATTTCTTACTGTCATTCTGTCACCCCCCTATTAAGCCAATAAAAATCTTCATCCTTATCGTCTTCTTTCTTCTCCGGTGGCGCAGAATGATCTCTAATATATTGCGGGTCAACCGATACAAACTCTACACCAGGTGTAGATTGTATATCATAACCCGTAACAACGTAAGCTTCTAACAAATCACCTTCACCAACTTCAAAATAATCATCTTTTCTTATTTTTCCGTTGACCGGTGTAATGAAAAAGCTTAACTTTAAATTTTCCGTATATAGCGTTTTATTTCTACTTCTTGATTTCAATTCATCCTTCAACATATTATCTTCTTGTCCATAGAAGTAAGCCCAAGTATGCTGTTCCACACCTTGTCTATCTTTCCAAGTAAGATAATGCGTCATTTTTAACATAAAGTATCTATTATAACCGCTTGCAACATAATCTTCTAAATAATAAACCATCCAAGGCTCTCTTTCTCCGTCCTTATCCGGCATCATTAAAATAGTCCCATTCGGTATATTCAAATTCACGTCAGTTAATAAATAATGAATTGTCTTCGTTTCATTCTGCTTACAAGGGGTAAATTCTCCCTCATATTGTTTATCTTCGTAGTCAAAGTTTACATAATAAACTGATTTAAGTAGCTGTCTATGAAAGTTTTCTTCGCGCTGGCGCTGTAGACGTGATTGAAAATCAATCCCATATCTATTTAACCTCTTTAAATATACTTCCTCATAATATTCTCCCATCTTATACCCCCTTTGAGAGTAAAGTCATACAATCAAAAATTGTATTCCGAAAATACTCATAACGTAAATATCTTAAAGAAGCCAACTTATGATATAGCGTATAGTAATTAATCGTTCTTTCATCCACGTCAAAACCTTCCAACTCAATTAAAATTGAATCTAAAAACTTCTCCCATTCGCGCCCTTTCTCATACTCGCAAAGTAAACCAAACAACTTATTCTTCAGCTTGTTCGCATATCCTTCTTCTACTTCCGGAGTATATTCCATATTAATCACCTGCTAACTTTTTGTAATCAAATGGTTTGCCGCTCCGTGAACGATAGTAAATTCGTTCCAATTTTAACGCCTTATACTCCTCTCTTTCTAATAAACTTTTCAATTTATCAATTAAATTCGCCTGAGAAAAATCTCGTTCAACATATAAAGGCTTAACATTTTCCCAAGTTAAAATTGTCCTATTCAGCCATTCGCATTTCATATACGTAGCTAAAATTTGTATTTCAACGTTAGTTAAGTCTCCTTCAAATTGGTCATTTTCATTAATGCTTAAATCAACCCGTGGAAACTTAAAGAAAGGAATCGCCGCATCAAGTAAAGAACGCCAATCCATTTGAATTTCTTCTTCTGTCCAATTTAACCATTCGTCTTCTAACATCTTAGAAAGAAAAGCATCATATACTTTCTGAATGGAAGTCATGTTAAGCCTCCTTTACTTCTTCCTTATCCAATTCATTTAGTTCTATGGCTTTTAAAATGTCAGTATGTGTCAGTTCCTTTAAGAACATATCCCTATCATAATCTCTAATTTTATTTTCAATGCAGTATTCTACAAGTACGTGTCGTTGTTCATGAGTTAAATCTTTAACTGCCTTTCTAAAGTCAACCATCTTCATACTCATAATTTCTTTCATCTTATCATCTGTAAGTTCAAATTGCTTCTCCGGCTCATTTTCATCCTGCAGACCAAGCTGAATATTAATCTTTTCTTTATCTGGACCAACTACAGCTAAAATTCCTTCTCTGAACATATATTCAACGCCAGGGTCATACATTAACTGCTCTAAATCTTCCATCTCAAAAGCATACACAGCGCCTTTTTTGCTCCATGTTCTGTTAATCCTTAAATCTTGATCTTTCACACCAACGGTGCCATTAACTAAACTCTTAACTTTAACCTTCATTTTAATTCTCCTTTATACGCCTAAAAAATAAAAATTAAGGGAGGAGGTGTACCCCCTCCTCCCCATTAATAATATCAATTACTCTTGGTAAGTCTGAGTAATACCAGTGTTCTGATAAATTCCCCAGTTGTGTTGTGTAAGAATAGCAACACCAAGCTTTCTATAAGTATTAATCTCCATTGAGTTGTCCTTATTAGTCCAGTCATAAATCTGTGTGTTTCCTTCAAGGACAACCTTAACTACTCTATCTCCACCTGTTGGAAGCACGTATGCCAGCTGCGGGTCGATGTAAGTAGCTGTATTGTTTTCATCAACATAAGATTGTGGAATCTGAACAATCGGAGTTCCTCTGAAGATGTTGATGTATCCCTCGTTATGGATTCTATCAATATCCTGTGGATGATAAATACCTTGGTAATTTGCTCCTACTGGAACGATAGCATCTGGTCCCATAGCTCCTACGAACTCTGGTGGTGCAAAGATAACTGCGCCATTACCATAAGCTTTAACAACGCTACAAAGCTTAAACATTTTGTCGGCATCAAATTTATTTTCTATAACCTTGTTTGTATTAGGTTTATCATTCAGCGCTGCGCGCAGAGCCTTTTGAATTTCCCTATAAACTGCTTCTGTTTGACCCTCTGTCAGAACATCGACATATTCAGACATAATTTCAGCGCCATCAAGCATTCTCTCAAAATCAAGAGTTGTAGCTCCGCCGACTGCATGTCCACCAAGTTCAAAAGTCTTGTTGTCAAGTCTGAACGTCTCATAAACTCCGCTAAGTCCTACTTGTGTAAGAAATTGCTTCGCTCTTAACTTTCCAACCTTCTGCTTAAAGATAGCTTTCTGTCCCTGTGGAACTTGCTGTACTTCAGCAAAAATACTAACAGCATCTATAACGTTCTTAGGAACGACTTCGTCTACTGCTGTAATAATGATATCATAAATATCATATCTATTTTTCATAAATTGATTTATAGAACCTGCTAAATCTCTCAGTCCATCTGCCAGTGCGGCATCAACATTATCAACAGAGAAGTTAGTAGGCGCTTCGTTCTTAGCTGCATAAATAGCTAATTCTTTAAGTTGTTCTAAAGTCATCACTAAACCTCCCTCTTATGCTTCATATACCTGGAACTGAACTGCAAGTTGTCCATCCGGCATTGTCGTTTTCTTTACTACTGCTAAAACAGGACCAACTGTCGGCTTAGTAGCAGAAACCTTAATAGCTCCATTCGCACTAATTCCGCCATAAAGTTGTGTCGTAGCTACATCTTCAAGTGCTTCAATAAATACTTCCTCTGCTGTAGCCTCTTCTCCTTGTGTAGTAACAGCTTCAAATTCCTCATCATCATAGCAGATGCAGTTTGTAGTAAACAAATCGCCAACAGCAAGATATCCAACTCTTGGATAAAATTCTCCTCTCTTGAGTGAGAAATCCTTCAGTCCATTGGCTCTATCATCATACATATGCTCTGCAGAATAATTTAAAGCGATTGGCAGTGAAGCGTCAACAGCATACTTAATAGTCTTATTGATCTTATCAACGGCTAAAAGCATACCGTTTTCTGCAACATCCGTAGCAAAATCAGTAGCATCAAGCTCGCACTGAGCTTCAATTCTACCATCTCTACGGAAGGCCGCATTATTTAATTCGCATTGACCAAAACCGTCAATTACTAATCTTTGTAAAGCCATAATAATTCCTCCGTTATTATTTCTTATATCTATTCAGAATACCAGTAATGCCCTCTTCAGCTTTATCATCTTTCGGGGCAAAGTTGTGGTTTTCATCATTCTTTGAGAACAGTGTAGGCTTAGATTGAACTAAAGCATAAGCTAATTCTCTTTCTAACTGATCACTTGTCATATCATCAAGCTTTTCATTGTAAGAATTAAGTGTTTCCTCATTCAGTAAATTATTATACTGCGCCAGAATTGCTTCTTTTTGCTCATGTACAATATTTGCTTTATAAGTTTCTAACTCTTCTTTCTCAGTTGTAAGCTCTTCAATTTGAGTCTGCGCGTTAGTATAAGCTTCAGTCTTTTCGTTCAGTTCGTTCTGTAAGTCTGCTTTCTCCTGTTCTAAAGTAGAAATTGTCGCACCCTGCTCTTCATTTTTCTGAGTAAAATCATTAACATTTTCTTCAAGCGAAGAAACATTTTCTTTCAGTGAAGCAACTTCACCCTGTAAGTCAGATACCATAGTATCAACTTTTTCATATGTGCTGTTGTTCATTTCATGAAGAACGTCTAATGCGCGCTTTTCCTCTTCATTTACATCAACGATATAAGCGACTTCTCTTTCACCGAGTTCTAATGAATCGGTTTTATCGTCTTTTGTATAATGAACTCTTTCATATCCCTGAGTTTCAAAATTATACACAAGTGCATAATCATCATAAACTTCACAGATAGAATAATCCATTACGTAATCGTTTTCTTCATTGAATCTTGTATTAAGAAGAGTCCAAATCATATTATATTTCTGATTATCAGAAAGTTTAAAATTCATTGTTTGTCCTCCTTGTGACTCTAGTTGCTTTTCATATTTTTCAATCTGTGTCATTACTGAATCAATTGAATCCATTAAGGTGTAGAAGGCGGCGCCTTCAAAGCAAGGCTCGTAATCATCACCTAATGCTTGTAAACCTAAAAACCTACCTTCTGTAAAAACATAATAACGCTTTCCGTCAATATATTTCCAGTCACCTTTAATAGAGTCCGCAAATAACTCCATAGATTGAGCCTTTGAAATAACATCCAGAGCTTCCTTTTTATAAATACCTGTAAACAGATATACATCTGTACAAGCATACTCTCTTTCTACTCCGTCGTCATCTACGTGTTTTTCCCAAGCAAAATTAGGATTCTCTGGTACGATACCATAAATTCTACCCTCATAGCGCTCATGTCCATGGTCAGTAAAATCTTGCTCCATACTATCATAGATTCCCTTTACCGGCACGTAAGGCAAAGTAGAAATCAACTGTTCGGCAAATTCGTCCGTTATATAAGTACCATTTCTATTTCCATACTTATAAAAGATTCGGCATCTTGCTTTAGATAACACTTCACTAACAGCGGTTACATCGCCATAAACAGAAAGAGAAAAAGTTGTTAAATCTTTTTTATCCATTGGCACTAGAACCTCCGTTATCTAACGATTTTTCATTAGCAATTGTCTTTGCACTTTTCTCTTCTAAAGGTTTTTCTGGACGTCCAGGCGAATTGCCTGATTCCGTGTACGATGTACTTAACGGAATTAATTTTTCTTTCAAATTTAAAACGTCATTTTCTAAATCTTTAATATTCCCAAGCTCTTTTTGTGATAAGCCAAGTGCTAATGCCGGTAATATAAAACTATAACCAGAATTAGCCATTTTAAGAGTAGTGTCTATATACTTTGACTCATTATAATAAGTTATAGGTAAAATGGTATACTTAAACGAAATATTAGAATTGCCGAATTTAGAATTAACTATATATGTAATATAATTATCTAATTTATGAGCAAAGATCATCATAAACGCCATATCATTATTGATAGAAGTCTCAAGTGATAAGTTAGAGTCTGTTCCAAACAATTGCGGGCTAGCGCCAGCAACGGAATAGATGTTACTCAATTCCTTATCAACACTCGCAGTTGAGTTCTCGTTTGAAGTTTTTGACACGACACTATCAACATCCGCATAAGTGGTAAGAACAGAAACATTCTCATCACCCGCCATCATATCAACAGCGCCCTTGTGCATTACTTCGGCTTCATCTGGCTCAAATAATAAACCACCATCTTGTAAATGAGGTATTTTTTGTACGATAATCTTTTTGATTTCTTCTAAATCTCGCTTTTTATTAATACCTCTTGCTTGGTCATAATCAATCGCGGCAGGAATTATATCTAAAAACACAGGATTACCGTCCAGTATAGGTATACAAATACCTACACCTGGGTCAATAAATACCCATGGGTCTGATACTTTACCATTCCTATATCTTCTATACCAATTTACTACTTCCTTTGGATACAGCGACAAAGCGCTTCTGCGTTCATCAACATCGGTGATAGTATTAAAGTAAGTGACATTAAATTCAATTACATCAGCACCATCATAGTTCTTAAATCTAGTCCTACAGTATGTTGTAGGTAAATCTAAAATAGATACTCCGTCATTATTGATACCTTGAATAATACCATAATAACAGCCGTCGCGCAACGCACGAATAGCAATACTCGTGAAAAGTGCGGGCAGCTTCGCGGAATCTATAAAACTCATTGCATTAAAATACTTCTTTTGAATAAAATTTTCGGAGAGATTTTTACCAAAAGCAGGATTAGGAATTAATAAACCTATATACTTTAATAAAGTAGCATAATGTAATAAAATTCTTTGATAGAAACCGCCTTGTTCAAAAAAGTATCTTGATAGATTAATTTTTTCTTCTAAAGAACCAGAATCAAGTATATTCTTAATGTCTTCTTCAGAATACCTTCTTACTGCCCCACGGAAGGAGAAGTGGTGTGACGAATAACCATATGAATGCTCCGAAGAAGCAACCATATTTTTATAGGTCTTGGTAAAAGTAGTTAGGAAATCTTTATTCCTTTTCATTTACCTTCCTCCCGTAAAGAAAACCAACTTCCGTTTGGCTCCCTGACGCCGATGCCCTCGCTTATAGTAATCCTCTTCTAATTCTTTTATGCGCCAAAGCCCATAAGAGAAGGATGAATATTTATCCTTAGGGAATCTTGAATTTATACGTTCAAGTACTATGTCGAGGCTCGCGCCAGTTCTTTTCAAGCGCAAGTTACTCATTTCTTCAAATAATTTAGTTGTCATTTCGTGAGGCATAAGACGTATTACCCGCTGTTCCACAGTCATGCGCTGACCAACTTTAGTAGCAAGCAAAGCACTTTTAGCTTCCTGTTCCTTAATTAAGAAACGAACCATACCACTTGTTAATCTAGAATAACAGTTTCCATGAATCTTTGAGTTCAAAGGTCCATTAGCTTTAATTCCATAGAGGATTTTCGGTGCATCCTTCGGTTGAATAGCTTTATAAACATCATCGTTTATAAATCCATAAGCCGGAAGTATTTCACCATTTTCGTCATACTGTGGTTTAATCATTTCATCGGCTAAGCCAACTCCTAAACCATTAGTATCAATCACGACTTCGCGTGGATTGAATTGACGAATAATCTTTTTTAAATCTACTGCCTGGCGCGCAAACGGTTTCGTCTGCGGCGTGCGGCCAAGTACGATTAAATTAACTAAAGTCGCATAGAATTTACCGTTTACAACGTTAACTCTAAATACGCAAACTGCGGTCTGGTCGGAAATACGACCTACGTCCACTGATATTAAGTAGAATTGTTCTGAGTCGGGTCTATTAATTGCATGCGTTTCTGGGTTTTTAATTTTTCTATATTTGCTTAATTTCTCATAAGAGAACCAAGCGTCTTCGCTAGAACCTTGCCACAGACTCAAATATTCTGTAGCAAATGACTCTGCATTGTACGATGGACTCATTTTCAATTTATTGATATATTGTTTATCAATAAGTCCATGCATTGCCGGCAAGCGCCAATCACATCCAAACATGAATGAATGGTCTGGGTCAATAATTGAGTTTTCAAAAGTATCTATAAGTCGTTCATAGGCGAATGAAGTCTTGGCGCCCGCACTAGTTGTAGCTACAACCTGCTGGTTTGGTTCATGTGGATTGACTTCGTTATTTGGAAGTCTACGAGAAACATTAACCAATGGAATTACAACACTGTTTATTGCTTCCTCATCGCCGTCTCTAATCTCATCAATAAGGCCACCGTGTCTACGTCCTCCACGGGCCGCATCACCTGCAAGCACTACGTCAAGCTGTGAGCCATTTAAAAATCTCAAAGTAACATAGTCCTTACCAAAATTCCCCGGATACTCTTTAATTTCATTTCCAACAACCTCTTTCTTTAAAAGCGGCCAATGGTCATAAATCTCATAAATCTTTTCCTTAGTAATCTGCGCTGCCTGCTGTTTGGTGTTCGCGCAAATGAACACCTTGCGGCCAGGAATAAAAACGCATTGCAGAAAGAGTGCCAAAATTGTCAAAAATGACTTAGAAAACGCACGGGGCGCAGTAAGAAATACATCCTTAAAGCGCATGAGCACGCGCAACGTAAGTCTCTGATAAAAGAACAACGAAAACTCTGAATCAATAGGTCTAATAATGTCCAAATAGTAATCTGGATAAGCAGTGAACAAATTAATCCATTTCTCTAACATGGACTTATGCTGCTGCATATATTCCGTAGTAATCGTTGCGCCTTTCTCAAGTTCTATGCCGTCGCGCTCTGCACGTTCAATCGTGTCGTCCTGCATAAGCTCTTGGCGCGCACTTAAAATAACCTTCTTTCTCTTATCCTGCATCGGACTCACCGTCCCCTACCTTAGCTTCAAATTCTTCTTCCTTAAACAGTTCTTCAAATCCTTCATTTTCATATTGGTCATAGTCTGTATCCTGTTCAAGGTCATAATAATTCTCAAGCTCGGCCGCAGTCTTCAGTGATTGTATACGTTGACTTATCTCATCGCCAATACCCGACTCATTCGTATACAGTCTCTGATTCCAACTCTGTATATTCTTTATAGTCTCATCTACAACGTCTCTTGTTTCTCCGTCATAGAATTGATTAACAAAGCCCTTCTTTTCCAGCCAGCGGCAAAGTTCTCCCATAGATTCAAAGTCGCCAGCATTTTTCACATTCTTCGGAGTAAATTCTCCTGTCTTTACTAATTTATCATACGAAGCAAGTAACTTATCAAAATCTTCACCTGCTCGTATCTTATTATCAATCTCATAAGAAATTTTACAAATCTTAATTGCCTGGTCGCCTTGCAGCGCGCCATTAATATTCTGAGTTAAAAGTAAACCATTATATAAGTTCTCCAAATAGTGAAGTGCTTCATCGTCATAGTTCGCACCCCATTTCTCTATAAGTTTCTGTCTTTCCTCATCGCGCAGTATAGGTACAACATCAGCTAAGGCATCGTTTTCTTTCAGTTCTTCATATGCCTTATTATAACTCCCCCAATCTATCCTTTCATACTCCTTACTTAAGTAAATCGTATCATAGGCGCGCAATAAATCAACTGCGTCATTTACTGCTCTTAACTCTTCATATTTGGTCGGTTCAAAAGGAATATCTATATACTGACAAATTCTGTCCATACATTCCCAACTATACTCATTTCGTTCCAGTTCCTCTCCCAAACATTCGGTACACACGTTAACGTACCCTTTCGGAAAGAAAACTGATTTACTCCTTAAAAAATGAAATGAATCTTTGGACCGGCCGCAACGTTCGCAAAGCCTGTTCTCAAAGTCAATGTCAAACTTCGGAGTAATAGCCATTTACTTCTTCTCCTTCTTATAGATCGGGCGCAGTAAACGATCTAAATTTCTCCTTCTAGTCCTATTCAATCCATTGACCTTGTCGCAAACTTCACTCCAAAGCTCGCTAAAATCCTTGGGTACTCGTTTAATCTTGGTATCGTCCGTTGACGGCGCGCCTTCAACATTCGGCTCGTTCGGTTTATCCAATTCATCCATAGCTTCTTCTATAGTTTCCTTTTTATAAACGTCAATCCCTAAAATTGTACAAACACCCATAAATTCTGCAGGTTCAAGTCCGGCAATTGCCTTAAGTAACTTTTCTGTAGACTTACTAACATCTCCAACCTTTCCAAAAAGTCTCACTTAATCGCCTCCTTTTCTCTTCCTTTTCTTTCTATCACATCTCTTACATCTATTCTGAAATCCATCCTTTGATTTGTTCTTTCTAACCCAATTTCTTTCGTCTAAAAGTAAAACTCTTCCACACTCAGTACATTGTTTAAAGTTCTCTGGATAGAAACAATTTTCTACCGAATCTAAATGAAGTTGGGCGGCCGCATTAATCTTTTCAATAATTTTTTGTCTGAATATTGTACTTATATAGTTCGCCGTATAGTTCTTATCAAATTCCTCGTTTAGTACCCGGGCTATATCGGCGTTATGTACGTGGGCCTCCTTCATTCGTAACAGTTTATGCTGTGCCTCAGTCAAGTCGGCAATTGATTCATAGAAATCTAAAGTCCGATAAATGTCCTCTAAATTTCCTTCAACGAAGTTAATCTCGTGTTCGCGCTCAATCTGGTCTGCGCAGTCCTCGCGCATAAGGTAAAGTTGATAAACTGTTTCTAAGTCACGGAAATCAATTACGGTTGGGCCTGGCTCAACTTCGCGTTTTTCGTTTAGTAACTGTCCGATTAACCGTAGTTGTTCTTCGTTCAGGGCGCGCGGGTCAAAGTTTGTATTGAAAATTAATTCTCCGGTTCGGCCGGCCGCAGTACCTAGCGGAAGTATGTCTAGGTCAAGTCCGAAATGTTGTTGGACCCTATCTAATCCAGTAGGTCCTTGGTGTGGGTTCAGCGTATTTACAAACGAATCTCTCATCGTAAATTGTTCCCGTCTCAACTCCACCAATTCGTGTCTCAACTTCAAATATTGAAACTGACTAAGTTCGGCTGCGCGCCGACTAAGTACGACCTGTTCTGATTCACTAAATCGGTCAAGTAATTCCTTGCGCGGTGGCTTATCCCGCTTACCTACGCCCAGTTCGTAGAAGTTAATTAACAAGTCATCCTCGTCAATTTTCCTCCAAAGGGCCTCAAACGAATCGCGCAGGTAGTCCGGTGCGGCCTCACGTACGGCCTGGCGATTAAATACCTTGCGCTCGGCTTTTAACGGCGTGGCTTCGGTAAATGGCTGGAACTGAACGTTAGTGTAGGCCGGATTGTCTAAAACCGCGTCTAACGACTCTATGTCGTCGCCTTTCGTCCATCGTGTTTTAAGGCCCGTTCCCGCGCCTATAGGTTGTCCTTGTGCGTCCTTGCCCCACAGCAAATAATCGGCTATGGTTTCCGCTTCTGTCTGAGTAAGGTCGGGGAATTGGACAATGTATGTGTCTATAAAGTTTTTGCGTTCCTCAGCCGTTTCTAAGCTGAAGTCTAGTTTTAATCTGTTCATAGTCCATTTCCTCCTACAGTTATATTATAGCACACGGCTGAGGGGAAGTCAAATTTCGGGGATTGAATTTTTAATTTCGTGGGGTTTGGATTTTTGATTTCGTGGTACTAATGTAGCAGCCACTTTACCACGCTAAAGTGCGAAAGTGTCGCCGTCCCGCAACCCCTCTCCCCGTACGTATGTTCGCGAACAAATGTTCCTCTTCATCGCTTCACCGCGTTAAAGTGGTAAAACTTTACCACACTAAAGTCCTAAATTTTTTGTGAAAGATTTATCAATCTCAAATGGCGGGCCGCTAAAAACTATACGGGTCCGAATTGAAAAAACCCTACCCCCTTTATAGGTTTATGGGCGAACGAATGCGCGTGACTTTACTGCGTTAAAGTGTTAAAGTTTTAAAGCGATACAGTAGGTAAATTGTCAGACTATTCTGACTATTTAACTCCGCAGGTCCGAGTGGGCGACACTTTAGTGCGGTGAAGTGTTAAAGGGGTAAAGTAGGTCGATTGTTAAAAAGTTAACAGGTCGGACAGCCTCTTCAAGTGATTAGGATAAATATGCATTGGAATGTATATTTATTCAATTGTAATTCTTAAGGTTTATTAAGAATTAAATATGCGTTTAGGGGTTGACAGTGACCGGTTTATTTGATACAATGTATACAGATAGAAGAGAGGAGATAAAACAATGACAGACGAAACAATGAAAGCAATTTATAACGAACATGCTTTTACAGAAGATAATTACATTGTTGGTTATCATAAGAATGGCATGGTATACGCAAGCGTTATTAAATACCACTTTGTCAACCTTGCTACAGTACAGAAGAGTAGCAACAAGTGTGGACACAACAGTGCAAGCCTTAGATACAGACAGAATAACAAGACAGTTAAAACAATAGAAGACAACGCAATTGATACATTCGTACTATGTACACTTGAACAGTTAGAACAGGTTGCAAAGGCATACAGTGAGAAGAGAGCGAACAGAGGTAAGGCATTCGAGAGACTAGTAACAGAACACTATGGACAGACATGGACAGATGACAACGTTGAATGGTGGACAGGTGCGGACATAGTAGTTAATGGTACAGGTTATCAAATCAAGTATGACAGATGCAACTTCTGTAATGAAGAACAGATAAGACTACAGGGTTGGGCATAGGTTCAACCCTTGTATATTAAAAGTAAAATAAATAAAAAAAATTAAAAAAAGTTTTAAAAAGTACTTGACATTATATACCGGATATGTTAATATATAATTGCAAGGGGAAAGAGAGTTCCCCAGTAGAAAGGAAGAAAAGAAAATGACAAAGAGAGAAATGGTACAGATGGGAATGGAATTCAAAAGAAACTACTATGGTAAGTATCACGTAGAAGTAGAAAAGACATACAAATACAGAGGAGAAGTTAAAACCTGTACAGAACTTGTTCTGACAGAAGAAGGAAAGAAAATCATGGAAGAACTTGAAACACCGATGTTCATCTGCCCGAACTGTGGAGAAAAAGTTTCCTTCAACGAGTTGGAAATCTGGGGAGAAGAAACAGAAGAAGAACTTATGAACAACAAAGTTGTTTGTTCAGTATGCTATGAAGAAGAAATGGGAGAAGACCTTTAGGTCTTCTTTTTTTATACACGCATAACGAACGTATATTCGTATACGGCGCGCGGTTGAACGTATGTTCTTCCAGGGATCCAGGTCTGCCCAGGCAGATAAAAAAATTGTACCAGGATTAAAAAATATATTGACAACATATATAATTTGTGGTAGTATACTTATAGAGAATATTTAAAGGAGGAAAAAGAAATGAAGGAAATGATTATAAAAGTAGAGGGATACAAAACAATAGCACATGTATATACAGTAGTAGAAGGACATTATATGGTAGTAATCAATTCAAAGATAACAAACATAGGTGGCGCGACATTAAAGGGTGTACTTGCTAACACAAGGCGCGCAATCAAGCGTAGAGGTTAGCCTCTTCAGTGCGTACACTGCGGGCGCGCAGTGTACGTACATACATAGCGAACATATGTTCGTTTAGGTGGTGCAGACGAACATATGTTCGTCATATAGGGTATATAGGTATATATCCATCCTCTTCAGAGATACGTCTGAGACGGTCTATTTTGCGTTCTCAGCAAGTTTTATGAAGAGGATGTATTATTATATTATGCGATTGCCCGGGCAGTATTCCAGGCGAATATATTTACTTTAGTACGTTAAAGTGTTAAAACTATTCCCAAAATTAGTTTTTAGGGAATAGTTCCATTGGATATACTATATATAGAGTTTATCCTCTTCAGATTATTAGATATAGTATGTAATACGTGTTTGGAACTATTCCGAAAAAATACTTTTAGGGAATAGTTGTAGATGGTTAGACTTTAATGAGTTAAAGTGTTAAAGTGTTCGCATATAAAAAAGAGAGTTTACACTCTCTCTTCCTTTTCTTATGCAAGTTTTAACTCCAGTTCGTGCAATTCGTTTTCCATTGCGTTAACTCTTCTTTCATCTTCGATAGTCCATCTGTCTATCATATTCATCATGAACAGTCTGTTTTTTAACTGTTCTATTCTCTCTTTAATTTCTTGTATTGTCATTTTTAACACTTCCTTTCTTTCCCTCTTGCAATTATAATATAACATACTTTCCGGACTTTGTCAACACTTTTTATTAAAAAAATAAAAATATTTTTTAATTAAAAAAAATAAAAATATTTTTCAAAAAGCACTTGACAATATATAAAAGATATGTTATATTATAATTGTCCTAAGGAAAAGGACGGAAAGGAAGGAAAATAAAATGAAGAAATTATCACGTATATGGAATGAAGCAAAGATTTTAACAGCAGTACAAAATGAAATAACAGACATTGAAAAAGGGAGCGAAATAGTACCATACATGATGTTGAATAGCATTAGAGAAAAGGCAGCCCGCATGATGTGTTTTGGTAAAATTTCAAATGACTTTTATCACGACATCTTCTGTCCAGACGGTGAAGATTACACTCATCACTGGGCAGACATTAATAGAGATAAAATTAAAAATTATGTACTATCATTCAAATAATAAAATAATTAAAGAGTCGCAAGACTCTTTTTTTATTTTTATTTTAGACGTTAAACGTCTAAGTAATTCTTTTTACCTTAGACATCAAAATTAAAAAATTTTTTTCAAAAAAGTATTGACTTATATATTCAAAGTGATATAATATAATTGTCCTAAGGAAGAGGACAGAAAGAGAGGAAAAGAAAATGACAATAAAAGAATTATATGAATGGGCAAAAAAGAATAAAGTAGAAGATTTTGAACTCATGCCAATTGAAGAAGACCACAACTATGAATTCGATGAAAGAGATTTATATATTTATAAAGAAGATAAAACGGTAGAAATAGAATAAGCCGAAAGGCTTATTTTTTTATAACATAACAAACATATGTTCATTAGTTGCCCGGGCAGTACTTTAATACATTAAATCGTAAAAGTAAAAAAATTTATTAAAAAGTTTAAAAAAGTACTTGACATACTGTCCCGGTTGTAGTACTATATACTTGTAAGGATACTTCAGATAAAAACAAAAACGGAGGTAAAGAAAAATGATGTCAACAGAAATGGAATACACATGGGATACAATGGTAGAACTTGGAATCGCAACAAATGAAGAACTTGGACTTGCGTGTGCACTTTGCGGAACTTCAAACGAAACACTTGAATCAGTCCTTTATATCCGTACAGGATACAGAACAATTGAACAGATGTTGAATGAAGACGACGAGTAAGTCGTCTTTTTTTTGTTCCTCTTCAGACGAACATCCGTTCGTACATTGCGCGCAGGCGAACATATGTTCTTTTTGCCAGGTCGGTTCGTCCAGGCTTACTTTAACGCATTAAAGTGTTAAACCGATTTTTAGCCGTTTTAAGACGCCTTTATTTAAATAAAGGCAATTTAAAAAAGTCGCTTAAAACGCAAATTAAAGGCCTTCTCGCGCGTATTTTAAAAATAGGCGTTCAAAAAATCGCATTTTTAAATTGCTTAAGGTTTCTTAAGAATCGTCGTGAAAAGGCCTATTTTGCGTTTTAAGCGATTTTACCATTTATTTCCAAGTGACGGGATCCTCTTCACTTTAACGCATTAAAGTATGAAAGTAACTGCCCGGGCGGTCGCACTTTAGTGCGTTAAAGTTTTAAAGTGCGAACGTGTGACGCTTTTTGTGACGGTAAAAAATTTTTTATTTTTTTTCGTTTTTCCCCTTGACAATAACTCCGGTATGTGATATCATATACTTGAAGTTAAGGAAAGGAAGTAAATCAAATGGAAAACTTAGCACTTAAAAAAACAATGGTAAAATTTTACATCGGACGCGCAGGCGCGCACGTGTATATCTGGGGCTTTGTGCTTGACGGCAATGTGTGGATGGTAAAAACTGGAAGCGACGAGCTGATGAATGTGATGAAGCTTGATCGCGCGAGCCGTGGCGCTGGATACGCGCTCCGTTTCAAGCCGACGAGAGCTATCAAAACCTATCTGCTGAGCATGGGCGCTAAGGTGCTCTGCAGCGAGAAATTCTTCAACGAGCAGGTTGCAAGCTCCAAGTACAACCGCGGAGAAATCTTTGAAAAGCTTGTCACCGAGCACTTCGGACAGGTTTGGGTAAAGGACAACATCCCATTCACAGAGCAGGGCGACATCAACGTGGACGGTGTGGAAATTCAAATCAAATTTGAAAAAGCCACCTTCATCAACGAGGCTCAGATGGAAAGAATGGAGAGAGCGTAAGCTCTCTCCGATGGCCCGGGCGCCACGAACGGGTGTTCGCAGCGAAAAATAAAAATATTTTTTAAAAACCACTTGACAATTATATATAAATGTGATAATATATAATTGTTCCAAGGGAGAACAGAAAGGAAGTAAAAACAATGGAAAAGAAAATCAATTTGGTATCTATCATAATGGCAATAATCATTTTATCAGTTACGGTTGTTCCTCTTCAGGCGCAGGCACTCACGAACAGAAAAATTGCAAAGAAGTACGCAAAGACACATTATTCAGAATGTAAAATAAAGTTTTTCCGTCACTACAATGCAGAGAAAATTGAAAATCGCAAAGGTACAAAGGTTGTTTGGATATGGAAGATATATTCAAAGTCTAATGGCGGGAAATATGGAACTTGCGAAGATGGTTCAATAATTGCATATAACAAGAAAGTAAAGAAAGGTAAAAGAATTGTAAGTTATTGTATCTATAATCCATATACGAATTACTGTGATGATATCGTGGCGGTTGTTGACAATAGAAAGGTAAGGTGAGAAAAATGACCGTAAAAGAATTAATTGAAGAATTAAAAGAATATAGTCCTAATGCAAAAGTAACGGTTGCCATTAATGATAGTGATGGTTGTGATATTGCCGCAACAGAAATAACAGAAAAAATAATTTGTCTAGTAGGTATAACAGAAGACTATTAATGTAGAAGGCGCGTGAGCGTCTTCTTTTTTGAGCATGCTCGCGCCCGGGCGCCGAGTTAGTATAGGCTAACTGAAAAAAATTTTTTTATTTTTTAAACAAAACACTTGACAATATATATACTATATGTTAATATATACTTGTAAGAGATAAGGAAAGGAAAGAAAAGAAATGAAAGAAACAAAAGCAATTTACTTCGATATGGACGGAACTATCGCAGACCTTTACGGTGTTACAGATTGGCTTGGAATGCTAATGAATGGAAATGAGTTGCCTTATGCAATAGCAAAACCACTTGTGCGCCTTGCTACACTTGCTCGCTTGCTCAACGAATTACAGAGAAACGGATATACAATAGGAATAATAAGTTGGCTTGCAAAGAATAGTAATGCAGACTATGACGAAAGAGTTACACAGGCAAAGAAAAATTGGCTTAACTCACATCTTAAAAGCGTAAAGTTTGACGAAATACATATTGTATCGTATGGTACACCAAAACAGGATATTGTAAACTATCCACACGGTATTCTGTTTGACGATGAAGAAAAGAACAGAACAAATTGGACAGGAAAAGCATTTGACGAAAAAAATATTACAGAAACATTAAAAATGATTAAAAAATATGAACGCATAGGACTTGACAAATAGATAAAAAGTGATATAATATAATTACAAAAACGAAATACACAGAGATTTGCTCTTTTCCTCCTTAACGTAGAGACTTCCGAACAGTTGTTCGGGAGTTTTTACGTTTATGGCGCGAGGGCAAACATCTGTTCGGTCGACCCGGGCGCGCCTTCCAGTTTTTTCCAGTTTTGGAAAATCTTTTTCAGATTTTTTTGAAATTTCTTCCCAAAATTACTTGACTTTTTGATAAATTTCCTATATAATATATTTAGAAAGATGAAGAGAGGAAAAATTCCTAAAAAGTCTTTTAAAAAATAAAAAGTTTTTCAAAAAAATATCTTGACTTTTCCAAAAACTTCTGATATAATATATATAGAAAAAAGAAAGAGAGATAAACAAACCCAAAAAACTTTTTCAAAAAAATTCCTAAAAAGGGGTTGACAAGTACTTAGAAAAGTGATACAATAAATAAGGAAAAAGAAAAGGACAGAAAACTTCTTCCAAAAACTTTTTCAAAAAAATCTAAAAAAGGTATTGACAAACTTAAAAAAGTTTGCTACAATATAAATGTAAGGTAAAGGGAGACAAAAGGAACTCCCAAAAGTAAAATTAAAAAGGGTTGCGACCAACGCAAGAAAGTAGGTAAAATTATGACAAACAGAGAATTTTTTGAGAACGTTATCAACGGAACTATCACAGAGGAAATGGTAGAGCATGCAACAAACGCAATTGCGAAACTTGATGAAAGAAACGCAAAGAGAGCAAATCAGCCATCAAAGAAAGCAATTGAGAACGAGCCAATTAAGGCAAACATCGTTGACTTCCTTAACGGAAAGGACTTCACAGTTGCGAGCGAAATCGGAAAGGGTCTTAAACTCACTACACAGAAAGTCAGTGCTCTTTGCAGACAGATGGTTACAGATGGTACGCTCACTGTAACAGATGTAAAGGTAAAGGGTAAGGGTACTCAGAAAGGGTACAAGGTTGCATAGACTTTGCTAACCGTCACGGAAACCGTCACAGAAATGTGACGGTTTTTTATTGCAGAAAGATTGTTAAATTTTTAACGAGGCCGCGCCCGGGCGGTAGTTAGCGTAGACTAACCCAAAATTTTTTTCAAAAAGGGGTTGACAAATATATTTTAATGGTATATAATTTAGTTACAAAAGGAAAAGAAAGGAAACAAAAACAATGAAAGAAAAAATTTTTGAAACACTTAACTATTTTGTTCTTATGTGTCTTATCATCGGACAGTGTACGGTAGGTAGTAACTTTATTATCGGACAGTGTATATATCTTACCGCTAATGTATGCGCAGTTGCTCGCACGTTCGTGCTCAAGCGTCCGCTTGCGGATAAGGTAAAAGATTGCTCGTGCCTTGCCATTACTTGTGGTTTGCTCGCCATAAAACTTCTTGGTGGTATAATTTCTTAAGAAAAAATAATTTGACAAAATTAAAAATTTGTGATATAATATATATAGAAAATAAGAAAGGAGAAAAAATTATGGCACTTTCAAACAGAGTACTTAACGAAAGATTAAGAGAAACTTATCTTGAAACTATTACCAATTTCTTCAAAGAAAATGAAGAGGTTTTGCGGGTAAAGTCTAATGAAATTGCAATTCCCGTAATTGATGAAGAGGACAACGAAAAATGGATTGTGCTCACTGTAAAAGTTCCAACGGGAGCAGATAAAGGTCGCGAACCTTATGACGGTTACGCAGAGGCAGAGGACTATGCTCACAAGTTGAAAGAAAAAGAAATCAAGGCAGAGAAAAAGAAAGCCGAAAAAGAAAAGAAGATTGAACACGACAAAAAAATGCGTGAACAAAAGTAAAAGAAAGGGCATACTCGCAAGGGCATGCTCTTTTTTTAATGTACGGGTTAACTGTATAAGATTTATGTCAACCGCGCCCGGGCCATTGACGAAAAAATTTTTGAAAAAGGGGTTGACATTCCTCTTCAATCGTGATATTATAATATTGTAAGAAAGGAGAACATCAAAAATGAAAAAAACAGATGTATTTCAGAGTTTTGACAACGCAGAAACAAAACATATGCAGGTTGTCTATCTCAATGAGAATGGTTTTACACCAAAAGAAATTAGCAAATGGACAGATTACGCAATTACAACAATTAAACAGTATATAAAGAAATATGATAGTTTAATTGACAAGGCGCGCAAATTCTTTTATCACATTACAACAAAGACAAAAGAAGTACTGCGTGCAGGCAAACAGTTATGTTATCTGTTCAAGTTTTACACAAAACACGAAGAATTAATCTGTTCAAAGGTTGGTACTACTACAAGACTTCCAGAACAGAGAATGAAAGAGGAAATTAAATATTATCAGAAACATGGACTTGAGGTTGCTTATGCAGAAATGTGTTCTGTAATTGATTGTAAAGGAATCCCCGCAGAGGGCGCGGAGTCAATAACACGAGCATATTTTATCCACAAGTTTCCAAATGCTTTTCATAAGAATGATAGGTTTTTCGGAGTAGACATACCAACAGTTACCTTTAACAAAATTGTAAATAATTATCTTGCAGGAGAGGTTGCTTAACCTCTTCTGTTTATTGTCACCCGAAGTCCGCCCGGGCCGCGCTTTAGTACGTTAAAGTATTAAAGTTCCTCTTCAAAAATTTTTTAAAAAAGTTATAAAAAGGGGTTGACATTATATATAAGATGTGCTAATATATAATTGTCAAGAGGAAAGAAGTAGAGTGGTCGGAGGTCGGTTTTGAAATTTATTTCAAAAAAGAAGAAATTTCCTCTTGACAACATCACGGAAACGTGATACAATATAATT